TTAATCGACGGCTCAATTCAAATTCATTGAAACTACGATTCGAGTTCTTAAAGAATTGTTTGTTCTTTNTCAGATAAGTTTCAATGCCAGGCACTAGTTGGCCGTTCCGTTCTT